GGCTGCCTGCCATGGCTGCGTGAAGCATCACTCGGCAGTGCTTCCCTATCTTTCTTTTCCCTTTTGTTCCTGCTGCCAACAACAGAACGCCGGCAGACATTACCTTCCCAAGGGCCAACGTATTGATATCACAGTCTTTTCTAATGATACGCATGGTATCATAAAGCGCGAACATTTCTGCGCCTGCTCCTCCATGAGTTGAAATAATTAAATCGATTGGTTCATAAGTTGTGACAACAACTTCTTTTTTCTTTATCGTTTTAATTTCTTCTCTCTTCCCCATCTCTTTGAGAACCATTAAAGAGTAAGTAATATCTGAAGCTCTCTCCTCATCTATCTCACCATATAAAGAAAGTAGTCTTATTTTAGGCTCTTCCGGCTGGCCAGCGGAAGGGTCGAGTAGCAAAAATTGACTTAGTTGCTCCTCAAGCTCTATGCTTTTCTCATCTTCGTGATTGTTTTGTAACTTTTTATTTTTTATTTTTTTTGTCATTTTTATATATGTTATCTAGCTCATCCATCGCAGATTGCCAGTCATCGTACTTTAGTAAGTATCTGTAAGTTCTAGGAAAGTTAGTTAGCATATTACCAACTGTCGCATTTTTCCAAATTGAAAAAGCTCTGTCGTCGAGTCGTTTTATTTCTTCGACGTTCTCCTCCGGTAATCCGGATTTTTCAAGATTCATATATTTTAGTTGGCGACTAAAACTGACGTCCTCCGTTACCATGCCCAATAGTTTTAGACATTGTTTGTTCACGGACGTTACAAAATTGGCCATGTGGCCATAAGCTATGACAGTGGTGATCGCTCTGTATGTAAAAACACCAACGAGAAACCAAATCATATCATTATATTTTTCGAGCATAAAAGACCCCTAAGTTTAACCCTACTAGGTTATCATAACAATACGATTTTGTCAAGCGAATATTTTAAGACTTTTTGGAAAGTCTCTTAAAGATGCGCTGAGTGAGGGCTTCCGCTAAATTTTCTTTTTTGGTCTTTGTGCTCTTCATGCCTTGAAGTCTTGCGGAAATTCTCTCTGCAAGCTCGGAAACCATGGCGTCTCTTTGCTCTGCGACCTTGGCAAGCTTCTTTTCTTTTTCTAGCTCGGCCTTTTCTACGTCGGCCTTGGCACGGTCTTCGGCACCAACTGATCGGTCCCGTTCGCGCTTCTGACGGGCCTCTTCGAGGTCAGCATCATCAACGTCCTCTTCCATCATGGGCCCTTCATCTTCCATGCCCATGTCGCCTTCGTCACCCATTTCAGGTTCAAGACCTTCTTCACCACCCATTTCAGGCTCCATTTCAGGCTCAAGGCCTTCCTCGCCCTCTCCGGAGGATACATTCATCTCTACTTCAGGGAAAACTTGTTCAACAGCATCAGCAATGCCTTGTACTAGCTGAGCGATTTTGTCTTCGGGGGCCCCTGCGCCTTCTTCATCGCCCATTTCAGGCTCCATTTCTGGCTCCATTTCAGGCTCAAGGCCTTCTTCGCCCTCTGGTCCTGGAGGCAATTCCTCTTCTTCGTCACGAGCATATGCGGGGCTACCCATTTCTTCAAGCTCTTCTTCCTCTTCCACTGGCTGGAACCGCGAGGACACAAATGTCTCAGCAATTGGCTCTAGAGAGGCTAACTTCATAAAGCGACGGATTGTGCTTTCGTTAAGTAGGGTCTTATCTTTCATTTTAATACTCCTTGAAATAGAAATTTACCTAACATAAATAGTGTCTAAAACCTTAAAACTCTAAAATTGTTTATTATTTTAATCAAATCGTCGGGTGCGCAGAATTCTCTTGTTTAATTTTTCTTTTGCTTTGGTTTCTATTTGCTTTATCCTAACAAAACTGACGCCCATTCTGTCTGCCACTTCTCTCAACGTCATCCTTCCATTTTTGTTGACTGCGACTATTGTACAGTTTAAGTCGTCGGGATATTTAATCCAATGCCTGCAATCTTTAATTGGGCAGGAAACGCCCTTTGAGGAACATAAATCAAAACATTTTTTCATATTTCTGGATTCTCCTTTGCTATTATATCAAAAATATCTTCAATCTCCCCTTCATCAAGACCAAAGATTCTTTTTGTTTCCTCTCCCTTTTTTATCATCTTTCTTACTTTATCGCTCTTTGCTTTACTTTGCGTTTTGTGCTTATCCAAAAAATTTAGCAAATCACTGTCTTTCTCAATATAACCTGTAATCATAGCTCTAAAAAACTCTCCTTGTTTTATGCCATCGGCATGTAATCTAATTCTCAAATCGACATGCCTCTTATCTGTTTCTTCAAAACATATTTTTTTGAGGCTGCTTCCATACTCACTTGACATGTTACCTCCTCAAAATATGAGTGGAGCTTTCAATTTGCCCTGCACTAGTTTGTTCTATAAACCTTGCTTTGGCATGAAGCTCCTCAATTGTCCGGGCGCCAGAGTAGGAAAACCCTGATTTTATTCCACGAACTAGTTCCTTTATTATCTTTTTAACGGAACCTTTATAAGGTATAGTTGTCGATATACCCTCCAACGAACTGACCGAACCTCTCCAGTCAATTTGTGCTTCTCGGCTGGCCATACCTCTGTAAACCTTATATTTACTTCCCTTTGGAGAAGTGTACACGTCCCCGGGGCTCTCATCGGTGCCCGCCAGTAAAGACCCTAGCATAACAAAGTCTGCGCCAGCAGCTAAGGCTTTTGTTATGTCTCCACTCGTTTTAATGCCGCCATCGGCAACGAGCTTAGCATCGCGATCACTCTTTGCACACTCTAATATTGATTGAAGAGTTGGCATGCCATGGCCAGTTTGAACCCGGGTTGAGCAAATCGAACCTCCGCCGATTCCGACCTTGATGCTGTCTGCTCCCCAATCAGCCAAATCATTAAAGCCCTCTAGTGTTGCGACGTTCCCTGCCATAATATGCATATGAGAGCCAAACGCATCCTTCAGTGTTTTGAGAGCGCGTTCCATAAGGGTGTGGTGTCCATGGGCGATATCAACACACAAGATTGTAGCGCCGGACGCAACACAGGCAGAGGCTCTATGTTCAAAATCTCCTGAAACGCCGACTGCAACTGCAACATCATCCATCTCTCGGCGCAGATGTTCAATCATCCTTTGCTGATCGTCAATTGTGTTATATCTATGGATGACTCCCAATCCCCCATAGTTAGCCATAGTTTGGACCATCGTTTCCTCTGTGACCGTATCCATAGGGCTTGAAATGATTGGTAGTTTCAACTGATGAGGGCCTAGGTTATTTCCAATATTAATCTCTTGGCGACTCTCTACATCTGAATAATTCGGCGTTAACAGAACATCATCAAAACTAAAAACTTTTTCAAAATTGCCGGCAATAGAACCGGCCGAATTAATTATCATTATTTATTTTCTTCTCCTCGGTATATTTTTTAAAATCATTAATTGTTTTTAAAGCAGAACTCCAGCACTCTGGGCAATACAAGTTAACCTTTTGTTCTTCTGACCTGACAACAACACTCCAAGACATCACCATCTCTTTGTTCTTCTTGTCAAACGGTTTTTGGCAAACTAAACAATTTTCTGGTAGGCTGTCAAAGAGACCTATCTTTTCTTGGAGGTCTTTGCTGTTCTGTTTTGCTTTTTCTCGAAATTTTTTCCGCCGGATTTTTCTGTCAAATGAGTTTCCCATTATCTCCTCTTGTTTTCACCCAGGACTCGAAGGCCCACTACTATGATTGTAACACAAATCGTAGCAAGTGAAAAGCCAAAAATGAAATCAATATACATTTTTTCTCCTATCCTATTAGTTTCAGGTTGTGATAAATGGAACGAGTAGAAAAGCCCCACTGTTCATTGTAGTCTAGCGTGGCCATGTAGGGGCGATTAATAAAAATTCTGTCCCTTTCCCGAACACCCCAAACTCTAATCTGAGTGGAAATATTGTTTGAATCTATAACATTCAAAACCCAATACTCCTTTCCATTTTTAGTCTTTCTTTTGATCACTTCTCTCGGAATAAACCAGACCAACCTAAGGTCTGCATCATATTCAGAGATTGGCGGGCAGCCTATCTCCTCAAATTTTTGTCTTGTTTCTTCCCTAAGAACCAAATGCATTGGGAAGAATCCAGTCAGTTCTGACAAGTACAGAATCTTCTCCTCTATGGAAAATTCTCCTTCGCTCCTATAATTCTCGATGTTCTCTGCCAACTTTTTGGTGCTCTTTGGGCGATCAGCAATTGCTGCCGACCATAAGTGTTTCATACCAGAAAATCTTTCATCGGTTAATTTATCTAGCGCACCGGAGCGGCACATAACATCCAGCGCCTTCTTGTTGAGCTTACCATAAATTACTTCCTCGCGGAACAAAAGATCGTCTATCGATTCAAACGGTCTATTGTTAAGAATCTGCTCAATAGCGGCATCGCCAAGACCCTTGATAGATGTCAAAGGCTGGATCAATGTTTTGCCGTCTTGAGAGATCTCCCAAACGGTTCCAGAGGTATTGATATCTAGTTTTTCAATATCAAATCCAAGAGACTTGGCGATGTTGAGTGCTTTTTCTTTTCTGGTCTCCGGCTCTTTATCGAGAAAAGCCGCAACCCATTCTGAGGGATAGTAATTAAGAAGCCAAGCGCACTGATAGCTAAGAATGCTGTAGCTAACAGCGTGGGACTTATTAAAACCATATCCTGAGAAGTACTCGAATGTTTGCCACAGTTCGTTCGCGTCTTCGCGAGAGAGTTTTTTAGATACACAACCTTTGACGAACTTTTCATAGATTTTTGCTTTTTTCTTTTCATGGTCTCCGGTACCTTTTTTAGTTAGTAGCTTGCGAAGGGCGTTTCCTTCATCAAGAGTGATTCCGTCACCCAGTTTATGAGCGAGAAGAGCGATTTGTTCCTGGAAAATTAGATAGCCATATGTCTCTTTTGTCACGTCTCGGACAATACTGTTAATATATTCAACAGCGCCTGGATTGTTCTTTGAGTCGACATAGTTCTGGTCGACACCAGCAGACAACGGACCTGGACGGTAGATTGACGTGATAGCTGAGATATCAATTATACTTTTCGGCTTTGCTCTTTTACAAAATTCTTGTGCTCCTCGCTCAGTGAACTGGAAGACCCCTGCCCACTTTCCTTTGTGGAAGATGTTCTTGTAAACGTTCTGATCGTTCAGGTTAATTTTGTCAGGATGCAGGTGCTCGTCATAATAGTTTTTAACATCATCAAACGTTGGATTCTCATGATCATGATGGCGAATGAGAATGTGCCGGATAGCGTCTTCGATCATTCGCAGTGAGGCCAAACCTAGGATATCAAACTTAATGAAACCTAAAGGCTCAAGATGACGAACGTTCTGCCCCTCGCTCCAGGGCGTTTGGCGGACGCCCCCACTATTCACCAGCGGCATCCACTTATCAAGATCCTCGCCAATCACAACGCCTCCTGCGTGTCTAGAAACCGAGCGGACCTGTCCTAACAAAGCCTCAATGTGGGTCTTAACATGCGGATATTTTTGAAGAAAGCTCCGAAGGCTGTCGGAAAATTCCATAACCTCTTCAAAAGTGGGCACGTAGACACCTGCTTTAATATTGTGTTTCTTCTTAGCAATCGGTGTCGCTTCTGCGATCATTCGGCCTGTAACAGTGTTAACCTCCACGAAAGGGATGTCATAAAATTTAGACACGTCCTTGATTAGAGAGCGCAGCTGCAATGTGTTATAGTTGGAGATCGGGACAACGGTTGTGTCGCCCCACTCTTCGATGAGTATTTCTTTTAGAGCCATGGGGTTCGAAACGTCATAGTCGATATCAGGGTAATCAACCGCATCTTTTCTCAAGAAGCGAGAAAACAAAAGCCCATGTTTAATTGGGTCAATCTGTGTAACCTCCAGAACATAAGCAACAAGAGACCCTGCTGCGGAACCACGTCCTGGGCCAGTTAGCTGAAGTGAGATAGCTTTATCCGCGACAGCTTTCATGGTCAAAAAGTATTTTGCAAAGCCGCGATCCTTGATAACGCCCAATTCTTCTTTCAATCGATCAACATAGTTTTGCTTGTTATCGAGCTTTTTATCTTGCAAGCCAGAGAGACACTTCTCGGTCAGAGCCTGAATGTCTGTTTTGCCGGCGGGGACCACAAACTTTGGTAAACGAACTTCGTTGTCCGGCATGAAGTCCTCAATCCTGTCATTGGCGATATAATCTGTCCTTTTGATTGAGTCCAAAACTAGTTCATCGTCATAATCAACTTTGAGTAGCTCTGAATACTTACGATAAGACTCCAGCATTTGCTCACCATTTTTTGGATAAAGCTCGTAGCCAATCTCTTCAACCCCACCAGGAAGCTCCGCGGACATGTATTCAGGCAAGCCGCCTTTTCCAAGCCAGCCGATTCTTTTGTAAAGTTCCCGATCTTTCCAAGCATCAGGGCTTGGATAGTGACTATCGGCGGTTGAAATCAATTCAACGTCAAGTTCCCTGCAAACCTGAATTATATGTTGGTTTAGCTTATGCTGATCAGGAATATTATTCCACTGGATTTCTCCATACCAACGATCTCCGAAGATTGCCTTCATCCTTCGAGTAGTCTCTCGCATTGCATCTAGAACAGCGTCTGTGCCAGATTCTCGATGATCCCAGTAGTCGCCAGCATATACACCCCCAAAGCAAGCAGAAGAAGCAATGACGCCTTCGCTATAACTTCCAAGAAGATCGTAATCAATGCGAGGATACCTATAAAAATTATCACTTTTGTAACTCTCCGATACTAATTTAAAAATGTTGTTCAAACCTTCTTGATTTTGAGCAAGAAGAATTAAATGGTTTCGCTTTTTAAGGATGTCCTTTATTTTTTGTTTTGAAGCACTTTCATCTTCAAGATTCAGGCCCACCTCATTGCTGCCCATTTTTCTTTTTTGTTCTTTTGCCTTTTGATATTCTTCATGCCACATATCCAGAGAAGGGAGGAAGTATGCCTCGACACCAAAGATTGGTTTAAAATTCTTTCCATCAGCCTTTAGTTTCTTGGCATGAAGGATCTGATATGGTAATCCATTCATATGTCCGTGATCAGTCAACGCCAAAGCATCGGCTCCATTCTCATAAGCAAAATTCATATGCTCTTGAGGATAACCAAGTCCATCGTTGAGGCTAAGACCGCTGTGTGCGTGCAATCCCGCGAAAGGTATTTTTTTGGACAAATCTATCTCCTATTAATCTCTAACTACAGTAACATAAAAACCAGTAGCA